AGAACCGCAGTAAATACGCAATCAAGTACATCAAGAGTTTGCCGGAAACGTATACGGCAGAGGAAAAGGCACGGTTTTTGGAGATCGTGCTCAAGGACTGAAAGGAGAACATAATATGAAAAAACTGTTTATCTCTCAGCCTATGAAGGGCAAGACCAACGAGGAAATTCGGAAAGAGCGTGAAGAAGCGATCTTCTGCGCAAAGGAGCTGATGGGCGATGAAATCGAAGTGATTGATAGCTTCTTTGAAAACGCTCCGGCTGATGCAAGGCCACTGTGGTATCTTGGCGAATCACTGAAACTGCTGTCTACGGCTGACGTTGTGTACTTTGCCACCGGTTGGAAGAACGCCCGCGGCTGCAAGATTGAGCATATCTGCGCGGAGCAGTACGGTATCAACATCGTAGAAGCGTGAAAGGAGTACATAACATGGAAAAAATTATGAAACGGCTGTCGAATCTGCTGAGCGTGAAGTCGCTGGTGACGCTGCTGCTGACGGTGGTGTTTACGGTGCTGGCGCTCCGGGGCGACATCACAGGAAAAGACTTTTTGACGATATTCCTGATGGTCATCACGTTCTATTTCGGGACGCAGAGCCAGAAGGCACAGGACGCGATGGACGCGAAGGGTGACGGCGATGGTACCAATTAAAACGATGCTGGCCCATCGAGCCAACTACGGCACGAAGCGCGGCGGGGCCATTGAGTGGCTCGTCATGCACTACACGGCCAACGACGGAGATTCCGACACCAGCAACGGCAGGTACTTCCAGCAGCCTTTGAATCCGGTCGCCAGCGCGCACTTTTTCGTGGACGATGATTCAATCACGATCTCCGTGCCGGAGGACTATGTAGCCTTCCATTGCGGCGCGTATCACTACACACACCCATTCTGCCGGAACTACAACTCTATTGGCATTGAGATGTGCGATGCGAAGCGTGACGGGAAGGTCATGGCAACAGCAAAGACTATCGCCAATGCCGCAGACCTCGCCGCGATGCTATGCGAAAAGTACAACATCCCGGTCGATCATATCATCCGGCACTACGATGTGACCGGGAAACTCTGCCCAAAGTACTGGGTGGACGATCCGCAGGGCATTGTCAGATTCAGGAACATGGTAAAGGAGAGAATCGAAATGGTGAGTAAATGCAAGATGATCATTGACGGAAAAGAGATCGAGGTCGAACGGATCTTAAAGGATGGGACGAATTATATCAAAATTCGCGACATCGCAAAGGCTCTTGATCTGGATGTGTCGAACAAGGGAAACATTCCCATTTTGAGCAAGAAGGGGTGATTGGATGTCGCCGCAGGCGCGGTATAATCTACCGCCTGAATTATCCAACCTGATGCGTGGGGAAATGGAAACCGTTATTTCCCAAGCAAACCTCGGGCAGGAAAATGAGCGCATTGCACAGCTCTATTACGTCGATAAGCGACCTCAGATTGACGTTGCATCGGAGTTGTATCTCGGGCGAGCCACCGTGCAGCGGCGGCTCCCCGGAATTCTCGACCGAATGCGAAAGACATCTAGCCGACTATATAGTTAAACTCGAAACGGGCGAAAATGATGCACAATCGCGGCACATAAACCCGAAAAACAGCCCATACTGGACACGTTGAGAGGTGTCCGGTATGGGTTTTTCTTTTTACAATCCAAATCCCACGCGGCGTCAGGTTGGGGATTGCCCTGTTCGGGCGATTTGCAAGGCGACCGGTAAATCGTGGGATGAGGTATATGTCGCGCTTGCGCTTCATGGGTTTGAGGTTGGCGATATGCCATCCGCAAACGCTGTTTGGGGAGCGTACCTGAACCAGCTTGGCTATGCCAGGCATGGCGTACCAAGCTCCAACCCGGACACATACACAGTTGCGGAGTTCGCGCGTGACCATCCGATCGGTACATACATTCTTGCGCTTGCAACCCATGTGGTCTGCGTCATGGATGGAGATTGGTTTGACACATGGAACTCCGGAAGCCAAACACCGCTTTATTTTTGGGAAAGGAACGAATCTGAATGTATGGACAGTACCAACCGCCGATGAGCTACCAACCATTTTATCAGCCGCCGATGCAAGACCAGCTCATGCAGCTTCGCCAACAGTATCAACCGCAGCAGCCGCCCCAGCCTATGGCGCAAATGCCGCAGCCTGCCCAGAGCATGATTTGGGTACAGGGTGACGCGGGCGCAAAGAGCTACCTCGTCGCGGCTGGGAACACGGTTCCACTGTGGGATAGCGAGAACCCGTGCATTTATATCAAGAGCGTGGACGCGTCCGGCGTTCCGTCCATGAGGGTTCTGGATTACACGGAGCGCACGGGCGCGAGGACACCAGCACAGCCGATCATACCGGCCAGCGGTGAATTTGTCACCCGAAGAGAGTTTGAAGCGATGGAAGCACGTGTGAACGCGCTGGCGGCTGCTGGCGCGGAGAACAAGAAGGAGGAACACCACAATGCCGAACCCACTGTTTAACGCGCTTGGCGGCGGCAGAGCGCCGCAAATGCCCGGCCAGATGGGGCAGTTTCAGAGAATGATGCAGCAATTCCAGCAATTCAAGGCGAACTTTAATGGCGACCCGAAAGCCGAGGTTGAAAAAATGATGCAATCCGGCAAGCTCACGCAGCAGCAGCTAAACCAGCTGCAGGCCGTTGCGCGGCAGTTTCAGGGTCTTTTGCAATAATCAATCCGTGGCCACGGTTGATAATATATTTTCTTCAAGGAGTACGACAAAATGAGCCTTACCGATGGTACGACTATGACTATGCCGGTAGCACCTACTGGCATGGGCGGCAACGGCTGGGGCGGCTTCGGCGGCGATGGCGGATGGTGGTTTATCATCCTGTTCCTCGCGATCTTCTGCGGCTGGGGCGGCAATGGCTGGGGCAACAACAATGGCGGCGGTGCGACGGATGGATACATCCTTGCATCCGATTTCGCCAACATTGAGCGCAAGCT